ATGCTTTTGTGGTATTCTAAGCTGTTCATTATAATTTAATGGTATAATATCGTCTATAAAAATAGATCCATTACTATTTAAAATTTTTATACTGTTATAAAAATCTCGCAGTACATAATCTGAATGATGCATACCATCTATAAATATTACATCTAAAGAACCTAAATTTTTCTGTGCAAAAAACTCATCAGATGTTAGCTTACATATATTTTTATCACCGCACTTTGGGTCAGGATCTACCCCTGTTTTTTTTAGAAAATGAACATTATTAAATGTATATCCATTTTCTACTCCTATTTCCAAATAAGTATGTGATTTATTTGTTAGGCTATTTATAACATCATGTCTATTATTGAATTGTGTATTATATCCAGGTCTTTCAATCTTTACATTTATTATTTCATAGTTTATAGTCGATAAGTACATCATTTTAAAATAATTGATAAGATCTTCATTTGGAGTATCAATTAATGTATAACATTTCATTCTATCTAATTTTAAATCATCTAATCTTGACCAAAGATATTCATTTGTGCACTTGTTATCTAACAATAAAAAATCATACTTTTCTTCTTTTGTGTTTGTATATAATTCTCTAATCTTATCTAAATGATAAATTAAACTATCATATCCTATAATACAAATTTGACAAGTTACATCTGGATTAACTAACAAATTACAATATTTGTTAGTATAAGTTTGAGGATCTCGTAACCAAATCTTACTTAGTTCATTTACATATTTTTCATCTTCATATGCACCAATTTCTTTCATTTTATTATGTATATCAAATGATTGATAATATAGTGGGCTAATATAGTTTGGTCCTATTCTGTTGATTTCTGCATTTCTTATAAGAGAAAAATTGCTTTCTCCATTGTTCATATACTGAATATAACCTAATTTATGTATTTTTGCCATTTTATATTTACTTGATATTGCAGTCCTCAACAAAATTTCATAGTCATCGCAAATATGCAAATATTCACAATAATTTCCTAATTCTAGTAAAAATTTACGTCTCCATATTCTTGGATGATTAGGGCAGCAAGCTAAATGACTTAATGTAATATTATTTATATTTGGAGTGACATAAACTAATCTCCATTTATCTTTGTATTTCATGGAATAATAACCACCATATCCTTTACAAATAAAATCACCATATGATTGATTGTCCCCATTTTCATATGAACATATAAAATCCATATAAATAAACCCTACATCTGGCTTTTCAGCAAATAGTGTTGATGCATCTTGCAAAACATATGGTAAAATTTCATCATCATGATCCATTTCAAGTACATATTCTCCGCGACATAAACTAACTGCCTCATTTTTAACATTTCCTATGCTGCCATTATTTTGAGAATGTCTATAAAAACGTATGCGGTTATCATGCTGAAAATTTAGCCTTAAAAACCTAAAATGTTTGTCATCTGGCGAGTCGTCCATAATTATCCATTCCCAATCTTTAAGAGTTTGGGCTTTAAGACTATTATATACACGTATAATTTTGTGAAATGAGTTAAATGATGATGTAAAAAGAGAAAAAGTTGGTCTTAAAAACTCTCTGGATAAAGAACAATTTAATATATATTTGATATTAACATATTTATTGAATTTTGTAACATCTGTTATACTTTTCATATGAAGTCGTCTTATTGACATTTTTTCAGAAATAATTTGCAAAATTAAATCACTATATTCTTCATTATGATCACCATAAGTAATTAATAAATGAAAATTAGAATTGTGAAGTTTGTTTAGCTTTTGAACATTGTTAGTTATATATACGCTACAATCTAATTTATCTGCATTAACAGAAAAAAACTGATCTATTTCTTTATATTTATCATGACGAAAAAATATAATAAATGGAAATTTCATTGTATTATATTTTAATTTGAAATAGTATTTAAATAATAATATATAAATAATTTTAAATTTTGTTTATTAATTTATTATATTTGTTAGTTTGTGTTTATATTATTTTAATAATTAATATTCTGGTGTATGCTTTTTAAATATACAGCCTTGATGTGATAATCCTTTGACTTCTGATGTGACGACCATAGGATTTTGATTATCGCAATTTGTCATCCAAATTTTTATAATACAGAAATTCTTTTTTGGTGAAATGGTTATTCCTGTTACGCAACTAACAAATGAAGAATTGTTGCTGATTGTATCGCCTACTAGTACATAATTTAATTCTCTCCAAACCTCGCAAACATTTTTATTTGAAACCTTGTATGAAAAGCAACCTCCATTTCTATTTTTTGGATCTTCCCACATTGGCGCAATTCCGTCTTTCATTACAAATAACATGCATGCTTTAATTAAAGGATCTGGGGTTGTCTCTGTTATCGCAATTGCATCTTCGAGTGTTTTAAAGGTATAAATTAATCTGTAGCTTTTAACACTCCAATCAGGATCTTGTGGTAAATGAGCCCACAATCTCCATTGTGATTTTATTTTATGAGTGTTACTGTTAGTGCTACTGGTACTCGTAAGGCTGATTGCATCATCTTTCATATTACTTTTAGAATTCATTGTTAACGCTATTTGAGGAGTCACCATTATAAATATATATCTTCAATTTTTTTTAAATTATTTTATTAATAGTATTAAATATAATTTAAATACGTATATTTAATATAACAAATTATTCTACTTTTTCTTTAACTAATGTCTCTTCCATTAGTATCTCTTCCATTAATGTCTCTTCTATCGCTGCATCTTCTGATTGAGTATCAGTTATAATTCTATATCCATTCTTTTCTATAATAATTGATTGATTTTCATTTAAAGATATCATATTTACTTCATGATCCATTAATTCTAATTGATATGATGCCATGTTTTCCTTTGTATAATAAAATGGTAACTGCAAAATATTATTTATATAGTATTGTACGAATTGTTTATTGATAATATTTTCTACTAAATAATAATTAAATTTTTGGGTCTTTAAATTTATGTTATATCTTTCATTATTGTAATTCAAATATAATGCTATAAATGTTATATTAGATATTTCTAAACTGGAATTGTATGTATTTATATTTTTTTTATCTACTATTTTTTTATCTATACCTTTTTTGTCTGATATTATTAATAAATTATTAGGTGATTGAATTAATTCAAATACTTGCTGTTCTGTTTCTGTAAAAATTGTATTTTTGTTAGTATTGAGATCAAATAATTCTATAGTTTGAGTTTGTATATCATCTATTAAATTATTTTCGGTTTTAAACATCTCTAAATAATGTGAAACTTTATTGTACAATTGATTACATTTTATTTGGCATACACTGTAAAAATATATAATATTATACGTTACAGTTACTAATTTAGCTTTGCATTGCACAATAATGTTACTTTGCATAATCCTCTCTAAATTTGAACATTTAAATTTATTTGCTAATATTTTATAAAATATTACTGTTAAAAATATTAAGATTATTTTAAACATTTACAATAAAGTAAATATATAATAATTTTTAAATAGTTTTACACATTTTCATTATTAATTTCAAAACTTTCGTATTGCGGATCCGACGACCCTGATGGAGCGCTATAATATCCATTCGTTTCTTCTACTGGCGTTTCTGAGTACGATGTATCTATATATCTACGTGGATGTGGGTGTCTTACTATATTTTCTCTTTTATATGTTGACGAAGAATAAATTAAATTTCCTGTTTTTTCCGTTTTTTCATCTTCACATGTATCGCATTTGAAATTCAATGTACCTGTTGCAGCATCCAATCCAAAAACATATAAAAGTATTGCAACTATTACTGACATAAAAATAAAAGGAATAAATACAATTATCCATGATATAATAGACATTCCTGATTGACATAATGCATTTAATAAAAATGTAATGATAATCATTATAATAAATTTAAAAAATGCAGTATTATATAATCCTTTGAATGTATCTATAACTACTTGAGTTAGTGAAAAAGCTATATAAATTAATGCCGGTGCACATAATTCTACCATATTTACTTATATTATATTACGAAAAAATCGGTTCGCCATCCTTAATAATTCCTACTTTTTTTCCTACTTCTCCATCTTTGTCAACTTCATATAAAATTCCATTTTCTTCATCGGTTGCAAAATATGTTACATCATCTATTTCAATTTCAAATACTTCTTCATCTTCATCTCCTTCGTCTTCATCTTCTTCAGCTTCAGCTTGATCTCCCTCTCCAGAAACTACTACTTCTTCATCTTCAGAACCAACCTCTTCTTCTGAAGCTACTTCCTCTTCTGAAACAACCTCCTCTTCTACAACTTCTTCTTCGGAACCAACCTCTTCTGAAGCTACTTCCTCTTCTGAAACATTTTCATCTTCTTCATCCTCAATAGCTACTTTATCTTCGGCAGCTTCTTCATCTTCTTCCTCTTCAGAAACGGCTTCCTCTTCAGAAGCTGCTTCCTCTTCATAAACGACTTCCTCTTCAGAAACGACTTCCTCTTCAGAAGCTGCTTCCTCTTCAGAAACAGTATGTACATTGACAATTGTATTATCTGTAACAGGTTCGTCATGAGAAACATTATAAATTGCAAGATCAACTACAAATTTGCTTTCTTCTACAACTTCTTCTATTTTCAACGTAATATTTTCTTTTTCTTTTTCTATAACTTCTTCTACATCTTCTTTCAAATTGGTTAGTTCTACTTTTTCTATTTTAATTTTAATTTCAGGAATAGTTTTATTCATACAGCATTCTTCTGTTAAATCAATAATATTTGCATAATGATTAAACCCAGAAAAGGATGTTAGTTTCATTTGATTTTTGTCCTCAACAAAAGAATTACTAGATGAATGATTGGTTGAATTTTGAGTTTCAATTAAAGAAGCCAAATCATCTAATTTTTGATTTATTCTTTGTAAATTTAAATTATATTTATCTACACGATCTAAAAGGTTATCAAATAAATCTCTATAATCTTTGCAATTGCATTTACAACCGATTGAACTATTCTTAACATTTTTTAGTTCATCTTCATAAGCCAATATAACTTTTTGAACAATTGGCAATGATAGTACATCTTTTGTTTCAGTATTAATATTTACATTTATGCCAGAAACATTTGAGGAATTTGTTTTATGTAGTTGTTGTATCATGTTATTCA